AAAAAGTAAAAATATAATTGCAATTTTAGCATAACGGGATTGCATTAATGTCTGTATAAGTCTTTACTTAAATGTGGTATAACTTACTTATGGTCAAACATAAGGAGTATACCATGTTTAAGAAATTAGTTAAAAAACTACAAGAGTCTCAAATGCGTAGAGTTCAATACTGGCAACTTAATAATATGTCAGATGATGCTTTAAAAGATATTGGAATAACTCGTGGAGAAATTAAACAAAAATTCTACGGTAAAGAATCAGTCTAAGGATAGATCATGACACCTCAACAGCAAGCTTTTTTAGATGCCCTGTTTACAGAGGAGTGTAAAGGAATACCCAGAAAAGCTATGAAAGTAGCAGGGTATTCCAACACTGCTTCTACAGCGCAACTGCTAGAGTCCCTACAAGAAGAAATAGCAGAAGCCACTAAAAGGTTTATTGCTACTAAAGGCACTAGAGCTGCTTGGGCTATGTCTGAAGTTATGGATGACCCAACAGAGCTAGGTAATAAAGAAAAGATGGTTGCGGCTAAAGATCTTTTAGATCGAGCAGGGTTTGTTAAGACTGACAAGGTAGAAGTTAAAGCAGTTAGTCCGTTGTTTATCTTACCTGAGAAAGATAATGAGCAGGGTTAACAAGAGTTGGAGACTACCAAAACCTACTATACTCAATAAGAAAAAGGTTTGGTTTCCTGTAGTAAGAATTGGTTACAGTGTACCTTTTGGTTATTATGAAGACCCAGAAGATAAAGATATACTTATACCAATACCAGAAGAGCTAGAGCTTTACGAACTTGCTAAGAAGCATTTAAAAAACTACACCTACAAAGATGTTGCAGCATGGTTAACTACTAGATCAGGAAGAAAAATTGGTCCTTCTGCGTTACATGAAAGAATAAACCGTGAGCGAAAAAACAAGAGAGACCTTACAAACGCAAATTATTATGCCGAGAAGTACAAAGAAGCGTGTGACAAAGCGCGCAAAATCGAAGAAAGAATCAAAAGAACTACCTACACAGAAGTTGACGCAAGCGGAAGTTAGGGAACCAGAATCAAATAGACAAGTTGTATTTAAACCTAATGCTGGCCCACAAACTTCTTTTCTTTCTGCAACAGAACAAGAAGTATTATATGGTGGATCAGCAGGTGGTGGTAAGTCTTATAGCCTAGTTGTAGATCCTATTAGGTACTTTGGTAATAAACATGCAAGTATGCTTCTTGTACGTAGAAGCACAGAAGAACTAAGAGAACTTATTTCTATATCTAAAGAGCTGTACCCTAAAGCAGTTCCTGGAATTAAGTTTATGGAAAGAGACAAAACTTGGGTAGCACCTAGTGGAGCTACTCTTTGGATGAGTTACCTAGACCGTGATGATGATGTCATGAGATATCAAGGTCAGGCATTTAACTGGATTGGTTTTGATGAACTTACACAGTGGCCTACACCTTACCCTTGGAACTATATGAGGTCTCGTCTCCGTGCCACAAAAGAAAGTGGGTTACCTCTGTACATGAGGGCAACCAGTAACCCCGGCGGTCCTGGTCATCAGTGGGTTAAGCGTACCTTTATTAATCCCTCTCCGCCTAATAATTCTTTTTGGGCAACTGATGAACATGGTAATACAATTGCTTGGCCTAAGGGTCATAGCAGAGAGGGTGAGCCTCTGTTTAAAAGAAAGTTTATTCCAGCCACCCTCTTCGATAACCCGTATCTAGCAGAAGATGGAATGTATGAAGCTAACCTTTTGTCTCTGCCAGAACATCAAAGACGCCAATTGCTTGAAGGTGATTGGGATATAAACGAAGGAGCTGCGTTTCCAGAGTTTAATCGAAGGGATCATGTAATAGAACCCTTTGAGATCCCACATAACTGGGCAAGGTTTAGAGCTTGTGACTATGGTTACGGTTCTTACACAGGGGTTGTCTGGTTTGCTGTTAGCCCTTCAGAACAGTTAATCGTGTATAGAGAAATGTATTGCTCAAAGGTCATAGCTACTGACCTAGCTGATATGATCTTGGAAGCAGAAGAGGGCGAAAGAATACGATACGGAGTTCTTGACTCTTCTCTTTGGCACAATCGTGGTGATACTGGCCCTAGCCTAGCTGAACAAATGATTCATAGAGGCTGTCGTTGGAGACCATCAGATAGGTCTAAAGGTTCTAGGGTAGCAGGTAAGAATGAATTACATAGAAGGTTACAAGTAGATGAGTTTACAGAAGAAGCAAGATTGGTATTTTTTAGCACTTGTACGAATACCATATCTCAGTTACCTTCCCTACCTCTTGATAAAAATAATCCAGAGGATGTAGACACAAATGCAGAAGATCACCTATACGATGCCTTACGGTACGGAATAATGACAAGACCAAGAAGTAGTATCTTTGACTTTGATCCAGCTACACAACGATCAGGATTTCAAGCAGCAGATGCAACGTTTGGTTATTAAGGAAAAAACATGGCTGAAACAACTGAAGAAATGATTATGGATCTGGAAGAGTCTTCTTCTCTTGAAGATATAAAACCAGATACTGTTTATGATCCTAAGTCTGGATCAATACTAAACTTTGTTACCAGCAAATATAACAAAGCAGAAACAGCCAGAGAACCTGAAGAGCAGCGGTGGATTAAATCTTATCAAAACTATCGTGGCATTTATAGTACTGATGTACAGTTTACTTCTACAGAAAAATCTCGTATCTTTGTAAAGGTAACTAAGACTAAAGTTCTTGCTGCTTATGGTCAGATTGCTGAAGTTCTTTTAGGTAGCAACAAATTTCCCTTAACTATTGACCCAAGTAAACTACCTGATGGTGTAGAAGAAGTTGTACATTTTGAGACAAACAAAGATCAACGAGAAGCTTTAGAAGAAAATAATGACTCGGGACTTATGCCCGGAGAAACTATGCAAGATTTCTTAGCACGTAAAAGTGAGTTATCTAGCACTTTAAATTTAGTTGGGGATGATTTACAAAAAGGTTTTTCTGATACTCCTACTGCTCCACAGTTTTTTCCTGCTGAAGTAGCAGCTAAGAAAATGGAAAAACAAATCCATGATCAATTAGAAGAATCCCATGCCAAGAAACACCTTAGGTCTACAGCCTTTGAGTGTGCTTTATTTGGTACTGGTGTAATGAAAGGCCCATTTGCTATAGATAAGGAATATGCAAATTGGGATGAAGAGGGTAATTACTCCCCAGTATTTAAAACTATCCCTCAAACTTCTAACGTATCTATCTGGAACTTCTACCCTGACCCAGATGCTACAACAATGGAAGAGGCCGAGTACGTTATAGAACGTCACAAGATGTCTCGTTCTCAGATGCGTGGACTAAAACGTAGACCTTTTTTCCGTGACAATGCTATTGATATAGCAATTCAAAATGGTGAGTCCTATGACAAAAAGTGGTGGGAACACACAATGGAGGATGAGTCTACAACTTATGACACCACACGTTTTGAAGTACTAGAGTTTTGGGGTTATGTAGATACAGAAATCTTAGAGCAACAAGATGTTGATATCCCTAAAGAACTAAAAGACATGGATCAACTAAGCGTTAATGTTTGGATTTGTAATGGTCAGGTCTTACGTTTAGTAATGAATCCTTTTACTCCTTCCTACATTCCTTACTTTTCTGCCCCCTATGAAGTTAATCCTTACTCTTTGTTTGGTGTAGGACTAGCAGAAAACATGGAAGATACGCAGATGCTTATGAATGGCTTTATGCGTATGGCAGTAGATAATGCTGCGCTGTCAGGTAACCTACTAATTGAAGTAGATGAAAACAACTTAGTTCCCGGACAAGACCTTGCTGTGTATCCCGGTAAAATATTCCGTAGAGCTGCTGGTGCGCCGGGACAAGCTATCTTTGGTACTAAGTTCCCTAATGTATCTACAGAAAACATGATGATGTTTGATAAGGCCCGGGTATTAGCAGACGAGAGTACAGGCTTTCCTAGCTTTGCTCATGGTCAGACAGGAGTTTCAGGTGTCGGACGTACAGCTTCTGGCATTAGTATGCTTATGTCTGCTGCTAATGGTTCTATACGAAACGTAGTAAAAAACTTAGATGACTACTTGTTAGCTCCACTAGGTAAAGCATTTTTTAATTTTAATATGCAGTTTAACTTTGACCCTGATATCAAAGGTGACTTAGAAGTTAAAGCTCGTGGAACAGAAAGCCTAATGGCTACAGAGGTACGTAGTCAAAGACTTATGCAGTTTTTACAAGTGGTACAAAACCCAGCTCTTGCTCCGTTTGCTAGGATGGATTACATTGTTAGAGAGATTGCCAAGTCTATGGATCTTGATCCAGATAAGGTTGGTAACAACATGGCAGAGGCTGCAGTACAAGCTGAGATACTAAAAGAGTTTATGGCTCAGAAAGAACCAGCATCCTCTCCACAGGGAGTCCCACAGCAGGGAGGCCCACAGAAGCCACCAGCAGGCACAGGAGTGATGGACCCTACAGGGGCTGGGGGTGGTACTATAGGAACAGGGATGGCCCCTCCACCAGGCGCTCCGGGCTTCTCAGCTAATACTGGTGAAGGCCCACAAGAATGAAGCCATTTGTAAACAACCCAGAGCTTTGGGAACCTTTTGTCGAAGAGATGGAAACTAGGCTACAGAGTAATTATAAATATCTAGCAGCTTCTCAGGATATGAATCAGATGCTACGATATCAAGGTAGGATAGCTGTACTTAAAGAAATGATAGAACTTAGGAATTACGTAAATGGAATCTAAGACAGGTCTTATGTCAAGGGACAGCTCTGAAGGATTAGATGCTAAAGAGCTAGCTTCTTTAAGTGATGTACGTGAAGAGGCTATTGCTACTCAAGCAGCCACTGAACCTAAGCTACCTGAGCCTAAACCTGAACCTAAACACCATTTATCTAATGTACCTTTTACGCAATGGCCTCTGGGTGCAGCACCTTCAGATCGTCAAGTAGGTGAAGATGATGCAGGTAACCCTTTATTTAAAATGGAATTTAGTGATAAGACTTACATTGTTAGACTAGATCCAGACCAAAGAACACAGAGACAAAAATTAAAAGATGCTGTAGCTACAGGAAAACAAGCCGTAACTAATTACTTGCAAGGTGATGACCACATTCCCAGTGCAAGTGAGGTTGCAGAGTTTGGTAAAGCAATTGCTGTCACTGCCTATGAAACCCTTGAAGGTGCAATGTCAGGCGAAGGAACATATGGCGATGTGTTTGATCTGGCTCCTACTATGGCTGTAGCTGGTATGGGATTTAAAGTCCCTAAAGGAGCTTTACGAACCTTTGGTGGCAAAGGCATGGATCTAGACGATGACCAAACCTTTAGATTTGCAGATGCCCGTTCTAAATTTACAGAGGCTTTAAATACAGTAGATGTTAATGATCCTGCTGCATTCTACGATCTTAACAAAAAGATTTGGAAAGAAACAGGTTGGTTTATTAATCCTAAAGATAGACAATGGCGTTATGAAATAGATGATAAACAATCTGTTGTAAGCTTTGCTGATATTGCTGCTAATAAAAATCTAACTACTAACGAAGTAATAGATAACTTTAGAACTAAAGGTAGCTTAATAAAGCTTCCAGAACTTTTTAAGCATGATAAATTGTTTGAAAGATATCCACACTTAAAAGATATGGACGTACTTTTTTACGAATCAGATACTGGTGAATTAGGGAGTCAAAGTCCGGGTCAAAATAAAATTAATATTAATACTGCGGTTTTAGATATTAGATCTATGCCTCAGTTACAATCTACAATTCTTCATGAAATACAACACGCCATTCAAGACTATGAAGGATTTAGTAT